TGCGGAAGGCTGTCATCTTGACTTCGAGCGGGTCGGCTGCTGGTGCCATGCTCAGCCTCCTAGCTGCTAGTCGGTGGGCGCACCCTCCGCGTCAGCGGGTGCCTCGGGCGCCGGATCGGGCCGCGGGTCGCCAGCCGTGCCGGTGATGCCGAAGTCGTCGCCGAGGACGTCGAGGATGATTTCAGCGTCAGCGGCCGGGACGGTCGCGATGCCGCCCTCGAACTGCACGTGCGGGGTAGTGATGAGCAGGGTCGGGATCGCGTCGCAGCGCAGCGTCACCATGCTGGTCTTCTTCTTCGCCATGTCGGATCAGCCTGCCGCCACAGTCAGGACGCCGTGCGCCTTCTCGGCGCCGTACTTGAGGCCGATCTCGCCGTACAGCTGGACCTTCTCGGATGCGCCGGTCTTGGCGAGCGGCTCGGCGAAGAAGTGGCCCTTGCCGGGCACCTCGAGGAACGCGGGTGCGAGCTGCTCGAGGGAGACGACCGCGAGCTTGGTCACCGGCATGTAGCGATTGAGCATGATGTTGAAAGACCCGAAGTCAGTCTCCAGCATCTTGAGGTTGACGCCGCCGACGTTGCGGTCTTCCTGCTTGAAGCCGTCCTTGACGAACAGACGTGTGAGCGCGCGCTTGAGCGTCGAGTTGACGATGATCGTGCGGGTCTCGGTCTCCTGGACGCCGCCGCCGTCCCAGACCTTCTGAATCAGGTCGAGGACGTCGTCTGCGGTCAGCTCGCTGGCCTTGTGCGTGGTCGTCGCGACGTTGGTCGTGATGGCCTGCAGCAGGCCGCGCGTCTTGCGCGGCTGCGCGTTCGTGGTCGGCTTGGCGAAGGTGCCTGTGATGAACGTCTTTTCGACGTCGCGGGCAATCTGCTTGATCTGCGCCTGCAGCTGCTCGGCGAGCTCGTCGGCGGGCAGCGTGGTCGAGCCAAGCTGCACGGCGGTGCCGGTCGGGCCGTACTGGCGGCGCGCGCCCATCTTCGTGTACGACACGGAGACGGCCTCCTGGTGGATTTCCAGGACGTTCTCGACGTTGGTGCGGGTGCGGGTCTCGAACGCGGTAGCGTCCGCGCCCTCGACGCGCTGACGGTTGTCGGCGGCGTCGCGCAAGTCCGTTACCTGCCAGCCGAAGGTTGTCGACTCGACAGACTCACCGCCAGTCAGACCGCCAATCGAGGACAGCAGCGGCGTGTCCTCCGGCGAAGCAGAGTAAAGCTCGCCGACGTAATTCGGGCAATTGTACGTGGTTGCCATTTCATTAATGCCAGCCATGTGTAACTCCTGTCAAGAGAATGGAATGTTGTCAGTTGGTGGATTCAGCGGTCAGGCTCGCGAGCTTGACCGCCTTGAGACGCGCCGACAGCTTGAAGTCGCCAGCGCTCTGCGCCGCCACGATCTGCTCATCCAGAGACAGAGACGACGCGCGAGGCGGGAAAACACCAGCCCCCGAATCCGCGAGCGCGGGCACGGCCGGGGTGGCCGTGGTGCCTCGCCAGTCTGCGAGTCGCTGCGCGATCTGCTTAATCTCGTCTTCGGTGTCGCCGTGGATGAGGTCGGCGGGGACGCCGTACTCGGAGGCGGCGGCGGCGATCAGCTTTGCTCGGTGCGCCTGCGCTTCGAGGGCTGCGACCTGAGAGCGCAGTTCCTCGATGGTGGTGTCCTTTCCGTTGATCGCCTCTGTGAGCGCTTCGAGCTGCTTGTGGTCGGCCTTTGCTCGGCGTTCCCACGTGCGGGCGTGGGCCTTCCAGTCCTCAGCGGCCTCGTCCTGCGTGGCCTCCTGCGAGGTCTGTGCGGTGTCGGCGGGCGCGGTGTCCTGGACGGCCGCATCAGCGGCGGCGGGGGAGGTTTCAGTCGGTGCCTGCGCGCCGTCCGTGGCCTCCTGATCGGTGGTGTTTTCCATTGGTTTACCTTCCTTTGCGGAGAGCGTGGTTCCCGACGCCTTTGCGGAATCGGGCATAACAAAACCCCGCACCGCGTTCGGTACGGGGTAGATTGGTGATTGTGTTGGGTTACGCTGCTGGGGCCTCGGTGGTGGAGATGCCCTCGCGTAGTTCTGCGAGTTCTTCATCAAAGAACCCCGCTGCTTTCTCGTTGATCGCTGCGAGCCGCTCAATCCATGTGGCCGTGACGGCTCCGTATTTGACGAGCGATGAGACTGCGCCGTCGACGTCGGGGCCGTCGCATTCAAGCATCATGCGCAGATAATCCACCTCGGTACGGGCACCCAGTGCGTCTAGCTCTGTGATAGCGTCACGTACAAACTGCTCTACGGCGTGAACCTCCATATGCGCATTATAGACGTTTTCCAAGTGGAGTGATAGTTTTTATGCGGTATCCCTTCGCATCATTTCTATATGCGATGCGAATCTCTACCCCATTGACTTGACTAGTGGCAGACGCGACGCTGACGTCCTCTAGGATGCCCTGCTCTCGCAGCACTTGTGCGCCCGCCTGCAGGATGTCGTCGGCAGTCCAATCCGGCGGAAATTCGGTTCTCCCGAATCTCCACCCATAGCCCGCCAGGTGCCCTCCTGAGCCTTCGAACCCATAAAGGGTGTGACGCCACTCCCTCGCACGAAGCGGGGGAAATTCATCTGGCCATGACTTTGGCGCTTGCGTCATCTCCCGGGGCGGGAGTCTGTGCGCGGATCCCGGTGTGAACCCACGTTCTCGAAGAGCCGTGCGGGCGCTGACCCGGTCCTGGTCGATCACATGACGTTGAAGAGTGCCGTCGTTGGAGACCCGTTTTGGAGTGTGCCCGTCTGTGAGCTGGTCGGGGAACAGCTCGCGCATACGCGCGGTGATCTTCTTGATGTCGTCTGTGCGCGTGCCTTCATCAGCGAGGTCATCGACCGCCTGCTGGTACATTCGTTCGTACTGTGTGTGATCGTATCCCCGGACGCGCGGATGAGCGTCCCACGAGGGGACGATTTGGCAGTCGCACTTGAAGTGTGAGCGCTTGAACTGCGCGGTTTCCTCGCTCTTATAGACGAAACCCCGAGAGGCCCAGAGCATGCACCAGGCGCACGTCTCCGCTCCGGTCGGCACTCGAGCGTATCGGGGCTTGTTCGGATCACGCTCGGCCGCGTGCTGCGTGGTCGCGCGGCCGGCGTCAGAGATCAGCTTGCGGGCGCCGTCAGTGAGCCTCGCGAGCACTCTCGCTCGTCCTGTACCCTCGCGCAGATCCCGGATCGCCGCCCCGACGATCTTCGCCGCTTCGTTCTCATCGACGAGACCAGTCGGCATTGCGGGTGAGTATGCCTTCGTGATGCCTTCGGCTTCGCGCTGCTTCTCGTACCACTCGAGCGCCGCCGACGACGCGACCTCAGCTGATTCCTCAACGAGGCGCGGATACAGCTGATACAGAGCGTCCTCCAGCGTCCCGAGATCATCGAGAGGCAGGCGCTTCCACAGCGCCCGCATCCGGCGCTCAGCAACATCGCCCGCGCGGTTCTGCGTCCTCGCGAGCTGCTGCACGTCGTGGATATGCACGCCGCCTCCTCACGATCTCTACTTCTCTTCGGTCGCAGCAGGCGCGTCTGCGGCATCGGCATCAGCCGCGGACAGTCGATCAAGGAGACCGGACGCTTCCGCGCGGCGCTTGTCCGACATCAGGCGCGCGATCTGCGAGCCCGAATAACCGAGCTCTTCGAGGACGACCGGGGATTCCGCGAGCCACGGCAAGGCGCTGATCTGCTTCACGATCGCGTCAGACTGGGAGACAATCGACGGGTGCGCGGGGTCGCCCCAGCGCGTCGCCAGAGACCGCAGCTCCGGCGTCATCTCATCGAGACCGTCGCGCATCATCACCGCGTGCGCATACACGCGAGTCAGGGCCGCGTCGAACACGCGCTGCGCGTTCTTTGCCTTGATGACTAGCTCTTCCTTCGCCGCATACAGAGCCTCCGCCGAGGACGGATTGTCCTGAATGACGCCGAGCGACGAGACCGGCAGCGACGACACGCCCGACAGCTCGGTCGCGAGCGCACGCATCTGCTCCGTGAACGGCTGTGAGGACTGCTGGGGGAGTACCGTGACCTTCGGCCCGTCCGGCTCTTCACCGGACGAGATCGTCTTGATTGTGCCTAGCTTCCAGTCCCAGGACCGCAGATCACTGATCAAATCAGGGTCAACGCCCGACAGTAGGATGCCCGGTGCTGTGAAAAGCTCCGTCGCTAGCTCTTCACGCAGCACTGTGCGCATCGCGCGCTGGGTGATGCTCATGACGTCGCGGGAGATCCTCGAGCGCCCGAGCGGACGGTCGAGCGAGGGCTCGAAGGGCAGGGCCTCCATCATGGGCGCGCCCAAGCCGTGCAGCTCGGCGTGTACGATCCGCCAGGCCGACGCTGCATTCAGCTCGACGACATACGTCGAGTCGACCGTGTACAGGGTGAAGCGTGTCGGCCGTCCGCCATCGTCGATGTCGTCGATCGTCAGGCCGTAGGACAGGCGACGTCGCACGCGGTCCCAGAGGCCCGCAGCCCAGTCCGCCGAGTGGCCCTGAATGATCACTGTCGGCTCTCCTGCCGCCTCGACGCCTTTGCGCAGTGTCAGGAACGCGACCGAGTGCGTGAGTGATGAGGGGATGGTCTGCGCGATTTCCAGCTCGAAGCCGGTTGCCGCGAGCAGGTCGTCGATCTCGAAGGGATTATCGCTGCCCGTCGATGAGGTGACGCCGTCCCAGATCAGCAGGTCTGACAGGCCGAAAACGACCTTGCGGGGCCATCCGATGACCGCTCCGAGCTGGTCGACCATCTCGTCAGGGACGGAGATGTCGAGGTTGTCGGGGCGGACGACGCCGTCGAGGTACGCCTGCCGCAGCCGGTTTCTGGGCTGCTTGGTTCGCCAGAGCTCGACGAGCTGCGCGAGCGCCGTCTGCTCTGCGGGTGTCAGCCCCGGCACGGCCGGAGCCGAGAACATCACCGGGGTCGCGAGCATGAATTTCTTGGCGCTCACAGGGCCCTCGCTTTCTTGCCCGGCCTGCGCCGGGTCGTCTTAGCCGCCAGGACAGCCGCAGACACGGCCTCTAGCGGGGTCTCATCTCCATCGGGAATGCTCGCTTCCCATCCCCACGCGCCGTCGCGGGCGCGAATCTTCCTGTCGCACACGGCCACCGCCGTGTTGAGCGCGTCCTCCGGGTCACCGGCCGGGTGCGTAATCCTGCCGTCGCGCAGGCCCTCGAAGAACAGTGAGCACGACTCTAGATACTCGCGCGTCGTCATGATGTGCACGATCCGAGCGGGCACGCCGCGGACCTGCAGAGCGTCCGCGAGCGCCGACGCGCCGGAGCCGCCGACGAGGTTGATTTGCGCGGTTCGGTCTTTGCGGGCGGCGAGCCAGTCGGCGACGGCCTTCACGCCGTCGTCCGTCGATCCGGTGAATGTGTCGATGGCGTTGACGTGGAAGCGCACGTTGGGGCCGGTGCCGGTTTTCAGTGCGCCCGCGAGCGCCTGACGTTTGCCGTCCGCGCTGAAAGCGACGGCGAAGGATCGGATTCCGTCTGCCGGCGCGTCTGCTGTCGTTGCGTCCCAGGTGGTCGGGTCGATGGCCCGCGAGGCGCCCGCGTTTGCCGGCCACATGCCGAGGCGCTCGCGCGCGAAGCCTTCATCCGAGAGCGTTTTGCGCTCAAGCTCGATGAACGCACGCTTCATTCGCCCGGCGAGCAGCGCGGGGTTCGTGGCTTCCCAGGTCTTGACGTCGTCCATGCGCAGTGGCTTGTCTGGGTCGGCCGACCACTCGTGCCAGCACATCGCGCCGGGATGCTCAGACAGCGCCTGATCGCGGATGCGCTCGAACACCTGGCCGTTGGCGTTCGGGCCTGGCGGCGTGCCCGTGTACAGCACTTGGGAGTTGCCGAGGTGGCCGGCCGAGCCTGTCGAGGTGATCGCTTCGAGCGCGTCCTCGGTCAGCTCCTGCGCCTCGTCGAGGACGATCAGGTCGGCGGTGAAACCACGGCCCGAGGATTTTGATCGAGCGATGACTCGCAGGGAGCCGCCGTGCCAGCCGCGCGACGGATCGTTCTTGAGGATGATCGCTTCCTGGCCGTTGACGTTGCGGACCTGTTCGACCATCGCGTTGAGCTCAGGGTATCGAGCGGCCTCATCGTCGGCCTTCTTCCCGAAGAATTCCTTGAAACGCCTGTAGTGTGCCTGTGCGGACTTGACCTCGTGTGCCGAGTGAATCACCGTTTCGCCGAGCAGGACCATGCCGAAGAGCTCACGCATTTCGAGCAGCGCGTTCTTGCCGTTCTGGCGTGGGACGGACAGGCCGGCGACGGGGTGCTTCCACTCGTCTTTCGCGGAGGCGGCGAGCCAGTCGTCAAGGACGAGCTGCTGCCACGCGTCGGGCATCAGCCCGAACGACGCCGCGAACTCTCCCGCCAGTTCCCCGAAGGACTTGGCGCGGCGCTCAACGGCGACCCGCAGTCTGGGAGCCTGCTCGATGCTTCGCCAATCGCTTCTGGAAGTCGACAACCTGGCCCCCCTCTCCCTTCACCGACTCGGGCACAGCAGCCCCCGAGGTGCCCGATATATCGGAAATCAACGCGCGAGCCTCACGAATCAGGGGCGCGCGCTTGTCGCACTCTGCGTACTCGAGGGACGCGAGGGTCAGATCGAGCAGCTTCTTACGGGCCTCAAGCTCATCGAACGCATCCGCCTTCTTCTTCGCCACCACAACCACCCCCCGAAAACGCCAAAAACCAACGAAAAACGCCTACCGCGAGCGCCAGCACCCCACCAGACACCCCCAGTGGCCGCGTGCGAAACAAACACGGTCGGTCAGCGTTTTTCCAGCTCAACCCGCCTGAAAGCGGGGGGGTATGGCGCTATACCTCTGTGGGAGTGAGCGCCCGGGGAGGGAGGGGGAGGTGCCCCTATTTGCCTTGAAAACACGGGCAAAACAGGCGTTTTCACCAATCAACATCAACCGAAGCAGGCCGAACCGCCCGCTTCGGCACATTCACGCGATCACCGCGCGACTGATTACAACGACGACACAGGACGCGGCCGTTCTGGAGGACGTTCTTCCCGCCCCAACGATGAGGAAGGATGTGATCAGGCTCAGCCGACGCCGGCGTCAACGTGTGCACGTAATCGAGCACGACACCGCAGGACGGACAACGCGTGATGCCAGCTGCTCGGCCAGCCGCGAGGACGCGCTTACGCCAATGCCTGTACTGGCTCGTGCCCGTCCGGGAGGACACCATGAGCGCCACCCCCTCGCCGCAAACTCGAATGGCCCCCCACTTACGCGGAAGGCCACACTAGAAATATACACCGTTGCACCCGTTTCACGCCCACCACCCCCGCATTGTTTCCGAACACCCCCAGGGGTGGTTTCAGACCTCCCCCGGGTGCAGAACACCCCCCCAGGGGTGTCGCAAGCACCCCCGGGGGGCTGTTCCTGTTAGGACGCGAGGGCGACGATGTCCGCGACACGGTAGACGCGGTGCCCGACCTCCGGCGAGACCGGGCGCAGCTTCCGACGCTGACACCACGAACGCACCGTCGCGTCCTTGATCGCTTTGCCGACGATCAGCTCGGCGACCCTCGTCGCACGCGGACGCGGCAGCTCAAGCCGCTTCGCCTCAGCCATCATCAACACGACCGCCGTCCTACAATCGACCGTCTGCCAGCACGCACGGCACTTCACCTCGTCCGCACCTTCTCGGGCTAGCAGGTCAGCGCCGCAGCGTGGGCACTTGCCGACGAACATGAGCCTTGCATGAGCCGGGGCCGCGAGACGCTCCAAGCGCTTGATCGAATACAGCACTTCATCAGCGCACTGCGCCGCCAACGGCCAACGCCGCACGCGGTCCTCGTGAGCGGCGAACAGTCGCGCGACCATACGCCAATCCCGCGCGGGCACACTGTACTTCGGGCCCATGACGAGACGGATCAGCTCATCACCCCACGTCTGCAACGCCGAGGCCATCTCGTCGATTTCAAGCATGAGCGCCAGACGCAGCGGCGGCGACGACGCCGAGTGCCCCGACGAGCCCCCACCCTCCGGCACCCGCCTCCGCGACGCGATGTACGCCAGATCCGCCATGAGGCCGGGCAGGCCCTGAGTCGCAACCCTCAGACGCGCCGCCCCACCCCGCGACAGGAACTCGCCCGGCATCAGGGGTTCACCCGTCACAGGGCACACCTCACCAGTCAATGTCCTACTCATCGTCGACCACGTCCTCGATGTCGCCCCTGTACTGATCACGGCTGACCTCGATAAGGCCGCGCCGCGCCAGCATCGAGCCGCGCCCGTCGGTCATCCAGGCTGTCACGTCCGGACGAGACGGATCAATCGTCTCAATCATGATCTCCCAGGCCCCGATCAGCCTCCCGGGTCCATGCCTCTGATTCACCAGGGCACCTATCGCATCCTCGATCCGATCCAGTACCTGTGAGTGTTCGTCAGTCATCTCCTGCTCCTTCTCCTTCGCTTGCGCTTCTTCGAGCCTGCAGGCAAGGCGGTTGCCTGCCCGACCTGCTCCCAGCCCTTTACCTGCCCCCTACTGCCTACCCGGACTCCCGACCCGTACCCGTACCCGGGCATACGCGAGTCCAGAGGCCTGGACGAGTCGAGTCCGACGCCAGTCGGGGTGAATCCGCGTTCCTGCTTGTAGCCGGTTTTCGGGATGGTGCCCGTGCGGGCAGCGCCGGGGTCACCGAGGCCGGACTCGACAGTGAGCTGATCAGACTCACCGGAATCCGCGTCCATCGGGATACCCACGGTCGCACCGCCAGGCGCGCTCACAGTCACGGCGGCGTCCGCGCAGCCCGAGGTCACACCCGTCGTAGGTGCGCCCGAGGCCGGGTCGCCAGCCGCCGCGTGCGCGCTCGCACGCTCACCATCCTTTCCGCCGGCCGCGTCGCAGGTCGCGGCCTGTGCGCTGCGCAGTACGCCAGCGCGTTCGAGCATGCCGCGCGTGAACGTCCCGTACCGGGGCTCTTCAGGCGCGGGCAGCAGCTCATGAGACTGATCCCATGAGCCTGTAGGGTCGTCCGCTCGGGACGAATTACACCGCGTACACGCCACGACGAGCGTGTCCACAGTGCCAGCCTCCCCGGGCTTCAAATGGTCGAGTGTGCCCTTGCGGCCAGACGTCTTGCCAGGCCAGTAGACCTCAACACCGCACCAGCGGCACTGGTCTCCGTCACGGGCAATCACAGCTTGACGCAACGCCTGATCTGAATTGTCACGCTGACGCTGACGGCTCCACTCGACGTCGGCGCGCGAACGGATATGCACGAAGTCAGGGTCCTCGAGAAGCTTCGGCTTCCTTCCTTTCGGCGTATCGGCCCACTCGAGTAGGCCTGTTTCAAGCGCTATCTGTAGCACGTCCGGATTCCCACCCGCATACGTGTAAACGACTCCCAACTCGATGATGCTGTCGGTCAGGTGAGCCGCCGAGTACGCGGCGCACCGCATGATGAAACCGAACACCTCGTTCACCGTGCGGGCGTCAGCCTTCGGATGCGACGCCGCTTCCATCAGCCTCGGATACATGTCCGCGTCATCCCCCATCTTCACCCACGCCATCAGCTCACCTCCTTTCTGCTAGCTCAGTTTCTTTCTCATCCCAGCCATCCTCCGGGAACAGATACCTGGGCCGGAAACCCGGATAATTCCGCGTCATCCAGGCACGCTCCGTGTACCGCTGGTACTCCGCCTCACGCCGCAGGAAGCACGCCCGACACCGAGCATGCCCCGCCGTCAAAACAACGCCACAATCCGGACAGTACCGCTCCATCAGAACGGCGGTTCCTGCACCGCCGCAGGCTCACCCCACGGAGCCCGCTGCCCGCTGTAACCGCCGCCGCCCTGCTGTTGGCCGCGGTTGTCGGACTGGTAGCCGCCACCACCGCTGGGGGTGGTGCGGGTGACCTG